GTTGGGACGTGCACGATCCTGGATACTATGATGAAATGAGTAAAAGATTAAAATCAAGTGGTCTTAATTATTTTAGTAAGTCAGAAGAAAACACTTCCAAAACTGATGAAAATGTAGTACAAAAAACTAATAGAGTGCAATCTCCAGTTGCTGGAGTTTCTCGTAAAAAAGGAACATCTGGTAATAGAGTTAAACTAACCTCTGACGATTTATCAACTGCTAAAACTTTTGGTATAGACATCAGCGATGAAGTGGCACTAAAACGATTTGCTAAAGAAGTAAAAAGCTTTAGCGACACAGGACAATAGAAAGGAGCCTGACATTATGAATAAAGATAATAAAATAAACAATGAAACTAGAGTAGAAAAATCTACTGTAGCTTCAAAATGGCGACCGAGTAACTTATTAGAAGCGCCTGAACCAAGACCTGGTTTCGCTCAGAGATGGGTAGCAACTATGGTGTTAGGACAGGAAACGCCTACGAATGTAGCTAAACGGTTGAGAGAAGGTTGGCAGCCTAGAGACATTAAAAGTGTCGAAGATGGTCAACATTTTCCAACGATAGAACATGGCAAATTCGCTGGGCATATTGGAATAGAAGGAATGGTACTTTGTGAAATGCCAACAGAAATGGTTAATCAAAGAAACGAGTATTATGCTAACATGACTGATAACTTAATGACATCAGTTGAGCAAGATATGAATCGTGCAGAAACACCAGGCCAACCTATTACAAGGTCTTTTAAATCTAGAGTTAGTTCGGAAGGCAATTAACAACTAACAAAAGGAAATGACAAATGTCAAACTTAAATGCAGCTAATGGTTTTACACCATTAAGACATTTAACAGGCGGCGTTATTAGAGCCAACGAATATCCGATACTATCTGCTTATGCAGCAAATATAGCATCAGGTGATCTTGTAACATTAGGAGCTAATGGTACAGTAATAAGAGGCACAGCGGGCGGAGTTGCTCTAGGTGTTTTTTATGGCGTTGAGTATATAGCGACAGACGGTTCTGTTAAATTCGAAAAAGTTTGGAACACTGGTACAGTAACAAAAGATGCGGCTAACGCCAAAGCTTATGTGTACGATGATCCAAATATAACATATAGGGTTCAAACGAACGGAACTTACGTAGCCACTGCGGTGGGTGCTTTAGCAAACGTAACGGTTGGAACTTATAATTCAACATATGGACATTCAACTGATGAATTGGATTATGCAACTCTTGCAACGACTGCAAAAGTTTTAAGAATCCTAAGATTAATTGATTATCCTAACAACACAGTTGGCGCTGATGCTAAACTAGAAGTAGTAATAAATCTATCTCTATATGGTACTCAGAATGCTGGTGTTTAACCTTAACAATAGGAGTTAAAAATGGCTTTAAACAGAGCACTTTTTACCAAACAGCTCAATTTAGGTTTAAACACCGTGTTTGGTATGGAATACGATAGATATCCAGAACAATGGAGATCATTATATTCTACAGAGCAATCAATGAAAGCATTCGAAGAAGATGTACAAATGATCGGATTCGGTGCTGCACCAACAAAAGCTGAAGGTGCCATGATCAATTATGATTCTGGCAGAGAAGGCTTTGTCTCAAGATACGTGCATGAAACTGTCGCTTTAGCTTTTGCGATTACAGAAGAAGCTGAAGAAGATGGCTTGTATGGTTCTCTAGGCGCTAAATACGCAAGAGCACTAGCAAGATCAATGCAACAAACTAAAGAGATCAAAGGTGCAAATATCTTTAATAATGCAACTACTACTTCAACTGGAGGAGACGGCGTAGCTTTAATGAACGGCTCTCACCCACTTGGCGGAGGTGGTACAGCATCTAACATCCTAGGCACACCTGCGGATTTATCTGAAACGTCTTTAGAGACACTTTTAGTTCAAATCTCAACTGCTGTAGATGATAGAAGTATACCTATTGCTTTATCAGGAAGAAAACTTGCAGTTCCACCTCAATTGGTGTTCGTTGCTGAAAGAATTATCAAGTCTAATTTAAGACCTGGTACTGCTGACAA